ACTACTATCTCTGACGTAGTAGAAGGAGCAACAGAGGCAGTAACTGAGGGCGTGTCCAGTGCGGTACAGGACGCTATTGACGCTGCACTAGCTGCTATATCTGAGGGTGATACAGACGAAGAAGACGACAGAAGCACTGTTGAAAAAGTACTAGACTGGATAGCGGAGAACGTACCAGAGATTACACCTCAGTCCATCTTTGATGAGTACATTGGTGCTGGTGTAGGCGTTAACTTACCTACAGGATCGCCTATAGGCTCTGGTACAGTGTTTATTCCGGGCATACCCGGTTTACCTTCTTCTTCTCCTAACATGGTTATAGGGACTGTAGACGAGGTCATGGGAGACATTTTGGAAGGTAATCTTCCGGGTGTCATTGGGGACATTGCAGAAGACCCTGTAGGCGGCATTGGTGCAGTAGTAGGAGGAGCAACAGACGACGCTCAAGAAGTAACGTTAGGCGACTTGTTAGGTTCCGGTGTTGACTTAGGTATCGGTGACGACGACGAAGTGTCTGACATCTTTACAGAAGAAGGACAAACAACTGACTACGGTGGTGGTCTTAATGACGGAGAGACTGAGGACGTCCTAGCTGGTGTTGGTGGTGCTACTGCTGCCGCTGCTAGAACAGGAGTACAAAGACCTTCTGGTGACTTTACTCCCTTTATGGCTACTACTGGATATCAAGCTGTAGCTGTGCCGGGTATGGTAACTAGTCCTGCTCCTGCGGTTATGCCTTTTATAAATTCTAATACTGCTTTAAGCGGTTTACTTGGAAGGTTATTATCATAATGACATATTTAGATCTTATCAATAATGTACTACGTCGTTTGCGTGAGGAAGAAGTAAGTACTGTTACTGAAACCACATACGCAAAGATGGTTGGTGACTTTATTAACGACGCTAAAGTAATGGTAGAAGAAGCAACTGACTGGTCTGCTCTTCGTACTACTATTAGTATTACTACTGCTGACAACGACAATCAGTACTCATTAACAGACTGTGGTGACAACGTTAAGATTGTGTCCGCTATGAACGACAGTGAGAACTGCTTCTTGTCTTACCAAACAAAGGACTGGTTTAACGAGCAACTGTACTTCAACACTATTGTTGACGGATCGCCTAGGTACTACACCTTTGACGGCCTTGACAGCAACGGTGACACTCAGATCCTTGTTAGCCCTAGACCTACTGCTGCACAGACACTTAGGTTTGACGTGGTTAAGCGACAGGCAGAGTTGACTAACGGTACTGACAACTTACTTGTACCTGAGAAGCCTGTAATTCATTTGGCAGTAGCACTGCTTGCTCGTGAACGTGGTGAGACAGGCGGTACTTCTACTGCTGAGTACTTTGCTATTGCTGATAAGTACTTGTCCGACGCTATTGCTATTGATGCAGCAAAGCACCCAGAAGAGATGATCTTTAGGACTATCTAATATGGCACAACAACTAAGCAGTATCAATCTTGTAGCACCAGCGTTTAAGGGAGTTAACACCGAAGACTCTCCTATTGCTCAAGATCCGTCGTTTGCAGAAGTAGCAGACAACGCTGTTATTGACAAACGTGGACGTATTGCTGCACGTAAAGGTTACGACGTTATCACTACTGACAAGACACAACTAGGTAGTAGTAAGATCAGAACCATTAGGGAGTTTAGAGACGACGGCGGTAACACTAAGGTTTTCTCTGTAGGTAACAACAAGATCCTTAGTGGTACAACTACGTTAGTAGACGAAACTCCTGCCAGCTACAGCATTACTGCTGACAACTGGAAGATTGTTAATTTTAATGACAAAGCTTACTTTTTCCAGCGTGGATACGAGCCTCTGGTGTACGACAATGCAGGAGGATCTGTTGTTAAGCTTAGTACTGTCACAGGTGCTGCTGGTGTTGCTTCTACTATGTACGGTAATGAAGTACTGTCAGCTTATGGTCGTCTTTGGACTGCTGACTTTAGTAGCAACAAGTCTACTATCTACTGGTCTGACCTGTTGATTGGACATGACTGGTCTGGTGGCACTAGCGGGTCTATTGACATCTCTAAAGTATGGCCTGATGGGTACGACGAGATTGTTGCTTTAGCGGCACACAACGGTCTTCTTGTTATCTTTGGACAGCACAGCATTGTTGTTTATCAAGGAGCAGAAGCACCAGCTACAATGTCACTAGCTGATACTGTTGCTGGCGTAGGTTGTGTTGATCGTGACACTGTACAGCATACAGGTACAGACGTGTTGTTTTTGTCACACACTGGTCTACGTAGCTTTGGACGTACAATACAACAAAAGTCAATGCCTTTGCAGACACTGTCAAAGACAATAACAAAGGACTTGATTAGTCTAATACAAGATGAAAATAGTTTTTACCGTAGTGTCTACAGCCCAGAAGAAAACTTTTACTTGTTGACATTCGTAGGACAGTCTACTACGTACTGCTTTGATCTTAGAGGTGCGTTAGAGGATGGGTCACTTAGGGTAACACGTTGGCCCTCTTCTGTGTTTAGTGCTTATGAGCGTACACAAAGTGGTACGTTGTACGTGGGTAGCGACCAAGGTATTAGTGAGTACAAGGACTACCAAGACAACGGTGAGTCATACAGATTCAAGTACTACAGCCCTAGTTTGACCTTTGGTGACGCATCAAAGCTTAAATTCATTAAGAAGATTAAGCCTACTATTGTTGGTGCCAGTGGTGAAATAGCGTCAATTAAGTTTGCTTACGACTTCGACGAGACGTACAGAAGTGTAGCTTTTAACATACCTTCTGCTGGTGCTGGTGCTGAGTTTAACGTAGCTCAGTTTAACATTGACGAGTACTCAGGTACTACACAACAGGTAGTACGTAGAGCACTTAACGCAACAGGCAGTGGAGCTACTGTTGTTGTTGGCCTAGAGGCTGACATTAATGGCTCTGCACTTTCACTACAAGAAATTAATATATTAGCCTTGGTAGGCAAAACAGTTTAACACTGGAGATTTACAATGGATGAAGATGGAATCATAGATCCAAACGAAACTAACTACGGTACGTTTAATCCTATGGATGCCGTTTTAAACGAGCAACAATTAGCTGACCTAGGTATAAGTATATCAGGAGAAGAAAGCGGTGCTCTTTCGGGTCTTTTGTCTGGCTTAGGTAGTTTCTTAGGAGGCGGAGGTGCTCAAGGACTAGCTGGTATAGGACTTCTGTTAAACGCTTATAACCGTCTAGGTGGAATAGGTGATGAAGGTCTTCGACTGGGTCAGGACTTAGCTTCAACCCAGATGGAACAGGCAGCCTTTAGACCTTACACTGTAACTACTTCTACTGGTGGACAGTTCGGTACTCAGATTGATCCTGCTACTGGTCAACTGTCTACTACTATGGCTATGTCGCCTCAGGAACAAGCATTCCAACAGCAGATGTTTGGCGGTGCTGGTCAGTTCTTTGACCAAGCTGCTATACCTACTGGTGATCGTGAAGCTGCTATCTTTGAGCGTATGAGAGCTACAATGTCTCCTGAAGAGCAACGTCAGCGTCTTGCGTTAGAAGAGCGTTTAGCTGCACAGGGACGCTTAGGTGTACGTACAGCACAGTTTGGTGGCGCACCAGAGCAGTTTGCATTGGCACAGGCTCAGGAAGAAGCACGTAACAGAGCCATGCTAGGCGCTATGCAGCAAGCTCAGGCTGAACAGGCACAGCAAGCTGCGCTGGGTCAACAGTACTTAGGCGCTAGTTACTTACCACAACAACAAATGTTAGCTGCTTTCCAACCCGGTCAGACTGCTGCGGCCGCACAGCAACAAGCTCAGTTGTACGGCACAGGGTTGTTCGGCGAAGCTACTGCGTCAGGCATTGATGCACTACTTGCGTCAGGTCTTGGACAAGCTAACCTTATGGGTGAAGCGGGTACTGGTCTGTTGTCGGGCTTGTTTGGTGCTAGATCATCAACAGCAACTAATCCGTTCTTTTCTGCCTTGGGTAATTTGATAACAGGAGAGGGAGACTAATCGTGGCTAAATTTGGACAAGGGTTTTTACAAGCAGCAACACAGCCTAGCTTTGGTAAGGGGTTGTTTACTGTAGGTCAGCAACTTGGAGCAAAACCAAGACAGATAGCAGAAAAACGTCAGGAACAAAAAATGCTAGGTGGCTTAGTCCCCGGCACTCCTGAGTACAACGAAGCTCTTGCAAAACTTCAGATGCAACGTGGGCAGTTAACTGAGGCTGCTGCTACAGGTGCTGCCGCTGCTACACAACGACAAGCGGCAACTAAAACAGCAGAAGAAACTGCAACTAGAAGTCGTCTAATGGGTTCTGCCCTTAAGAAGGCTAGAGACGACAAGTCAATAGAAAATTACTCAGCAGAGGCAGCTAGAATTACTAGCATGTCTGCGGAAGAACTTCAGCAGTACTTGACGCCTAAAGACCCTGTGTATACACAATTGGTTCAAGGGGCACGTTATCTAAAAGACGGTAAGGTTGTAGTAGGGTCTGAGACTCCTGAAAAATCTCGTGAACCAAAGTACGAGTACATTAAAAATAAAGAAGGAGATAAGGTGGCTGTTTTTAAAGACGGCGGCTTTTTAGAAACAATTGACATTGGAGGAATGGAAGAAAAGGGTGATGATTTAGACGCCCGTATTAGCTCTATTCCTCAAATTGTTACTGCAATTAGTGATATTGACAATCTTTTAGCCAAAGACGATCTTCCTGAAGGTGTCTGGGCTCAGTTAACTAGGTATATTGGTGGAACAGAAGCTTTAGACACAGAAGCGGAATACAGCCAGCTTAAAAATCTTTTGGGTTTAGAAGAAATAGCCATGCTTAAAAAGTTAGGAGGCGGTAGTACTGGTCTTGGTGCTGTTTCTAACATTGAACTACAGTCTTTACAAAACAAGTTGGCTTATTTAAACACCATCACCTCTGAAGAACTACAAAGAGAAGCCTTACGTGATATTAAAAGACACTTTACAGTCCTTAAAAATTTAGCGGCAGGTACACCGTTCATAGAATCTATTCCTTGGGACGACGAAGAAACAAACAAGATGTACAGAGAAAGTGGATTTACAAAAGCAGCTAATGGTATTGTAATTTATAGACAACCGGGAAGCGAAGTGGTTCGATATTACGATCCAGAACAGAAGAAATTTATGCCTTACGAAGGAAGTTAAAATGGCTTATACTAAAGAAGAGTTAGAAGCAGCTATTTCTGAAACTGGGGGATTAATAACCACGCCCTCTGTTACGAAGAAAGAAGGGCCGTTTTCTTCTGAAGACGTTGCTGCAGCTATCGCACAAACAAACGAACAGCTTGCTGTAGACGATTTTAATTCTCCTGAAAAGCCAGAAGAAGAGAATTTTATTGGACGAGTTCTTGGAGGTCCTTTACAAAGATCAGGAGAGCGTCTGTCTGCTTTGGGTGGTAGAATAATGAACACTCTTGAATCTTTCGGTCCCGAAGCAACAAAAGCGTCTGTAGAGGCCTATGCTGCTGGTCTACCTCAACCTGATTTTGGTCCTACAACAGATGTTGCTTCGGTTTTACTTCAAACTGTGGCTGAACCTGTTTCTATTTTCTTTGACTCAGCAGGAGAAACTTTAGTTTTTGGTGCAGAACAAGGAGTAGGTTTAGTTACAACAGACGAACAACGTCAAGAAGCTATGAGGCAGTTTACAGAAATGCTACAAACTCCTGCTGGTGCTGCTTTTTCTCAAGCAGTGGTAGGGACGGCAGAAGCGTTAGAGTCGTGGGCTGATAAGTACCCAAACGAAGCCGCAAACTTAAGGGCTTTGGCAGATGTAAGTGGTATGAAAGGATTTAAGGAGATGTTCTCTAAAGCTGTAGGACCTGTGGTAGATCAAACTATCCCTGCTCCTAAACAGCCCTTTAAAGTTTCTAAAATAGGCTTAAGAAAAGTTAATGAGCCTTTAAAAGGTGAAGATAAAAACTTATGGAATCTTGCTTTTAACTCTGGAGTTAAAACAGAAGAACAGATAGACAGAAACATAACTACTGTAACAAGAGGTTTTGAAACATTAGCTTCTCAAAAGGAGTTAGATACTGTTGATGTTCTTAAAAGAGCAGGAGTACAAGGAAAAGCAAACCCCCTGTCTGCACACAATAAATTAAAAACTTACTTAAACAAACTAGACGAAAGACTAGTTAGCATCTCTAGAGGCGCTGACGTAGCTGTAAAAGTAGATCCTAAAAACCTTAAGTCAAGAGTTTCTCAAAAGTTTAGAACTTTTGTAACTGAATATCCGGGATCTTTTGACAACCCTAGACAGGCCAACAAGATTATCAATAAATACATGGATCAGTACATGGCATTTACAAAAAAACACGGTTATACTGTAAAAGGCCTTAGAGACGCTAGAATAGAGTTTGATAACTGGCTTGAAGGAGAGGGAGTTTCTCTAGGAAAGGCAGCCACTGATTTAAAATCACAAGCTGGTCGAATCGTAAGGGAATCTGCAAACGAAGAAATTATACAGGTTCTTCCGGAGGCTGGCGATTTACTAAAAGAAATGAATCTTGGTCTAAACGTCAAGCCATTAATTTACAAAAAGGCGTCACAAACAGCAGAAACAGCACTAGGAAGATATCTCCAGATATTTAAATTGGATTTTCTTTTAGGGAGAACAGCATCTTCTCAGGCAATTAACTTTGTACCGGCCATGGCTCTTGCTACTCTTGTGTCTCCTCTTTACTTTGTAAGAAGACTGGCAGATCTTTCTTACGCTGATAAAGGCAGCGCTAAATTCCAGTACGCTGTAAGAGACGCGATAAAAGCTATGGAGTCAGGAGCTAAGAAAGCAACAGATAAAGAAACTCTTAAAGCGTGGAACGCAGATAAGGTTATTGTATATACAGCACTTAGAGAAGCTGCACAAACTTTAGCAGAGCAAGAAAAACAGGCAGAAAAAGAAGAAGAGCGCTAGATACGCTCTAGCACCCACTTCAGGCCCATGATCTCTCCTCTGATCTCGTTGTTACGAGCAGCAGGTTACAACTCGCAGTTGTTACCTGTGCAAGCCAACTGTTGTGACCCTTCGGTCATGTCTGAGTTCTCTGATATAGTCCAGTCGATGGACTCTGGGAACTCCTCCTTCAACTTCTCAAACGTCTCCAGATCAATGGGTTCGTAAGGAGCCTGTTGGTACGTATGTTCTGAGTAAGGCAGGAAGCTTACGCCACTGATCTTGTCGAACTTGTTGTACAACCACTGTCCCACCTCTAGGAACTCATTGTCACGGTAGTAACACGTCATTGACGGCTTATGTTCACACCAGAAGTCCTGATAGATCTCCCATAGCTCAAGTTGCTCCATAGCACCCATCTCAGAGGCCACCACATACGGGCACTCCTGCAGCCTCAAGGACTTGGCAGAGGGGGTCTCTTGCGTCCGCTCTAACTCGTCTAATGTACTGATCCGCATATCTAGGGTGGATGCCAGATGCAGAATCAACCAACTGACTAACAGTACCGGAAGGTTTAACAGCAGTAATGGCAGCGCTAATATTAATACCAAGCTTGTCAGCCCATTCCGCATTAGTACTAATAGCTTCCTCTTTAAGAGCAATGAGCCAGTCCATAAGTTTCGCACGGTCTCCTCTCCCTGACATCACTGGATGATCCATGATGCCTGTTAGTGACACACCCAGAAGTGCTTCTTCTTCGGTGTTCTTCTGCCATATCTTACGTAAGTAGCGGAAGTCGGTTAGCGTAGCCTGAAGAGACCCAAGGATAGTTGCAACACGTACTTTTCGTTTGAGGTCCGACAGCGTATCTCCTGCCCTGACAACAACTTCCGATAGATTGCAGAACTGGTAGGGCCGCAAGATGATCTCTGAGCATGGATTAGTTCCAAAATCATAGGTAGCATCTCGTCGCTCGTTCTTTGCAGCTTGCTTTTGACTTGCGACTCTAGAGAACATACC